GCAGCAACTTTTTATCCAACAATCGTAAGTAGTTCTACAGGAAATTTGCCTGTTAAAACTTCTTCCACTAAACTTCAATTTAACCCATCGACAGGAGTTCTAACTTCTACTGGCGGTATGGGTGGAGGAGCTTTCTAGATGGCGCAAACAGGATTTACCCCCTTATTAATATATTCAAGCTCTACAGGAGGAAATGCTCCTACTGCTGGCAATCTATTAAATAACGCTACAGGCTCTGAATTAGCAATCAATATCGCTGATGGCAAGCTTTTTTATAAAGATTCTGGAAATTCAGTTCAAGTCATTGCTTGGAAAACTACTCCTATAACTGCTGGCGGTACTGGTCTTACTAGCTATACGGCTGGTGATTTGCCTTATTACGCATCAGGAACGGCTTTTACTAAGCTTGGAATTGGAACTAGCGGTTATTTTTTAACTTCTAGCGGAACTGCTCCTCAATGGACTGATCCTACAACTCTTGCCGTTACTAGCATTAGTTTTGGTACTACTGGTTTAACTCCTTCCACAGCAACAAAAGGCGCTGTAACTGTTGCAGGAACTTTAGCTACTGGAAATGGTGGCACAGGATTAACTGGATTTACGGCAGCTAATAATGCTATTTATTCAACTTCATCTTCAGTTTTGACTGCTGGAACTTTGCCAGTAGCTGCTGGTGGAACAGGATTAACAAGTCTTACAACTAGCTATATTCCTTATGGAAATGGATCAAGCGCATTTAGCTCTAGTTCTACATTAACTTATAATGGAACAACCCTTACTGCTGGTAATTTTATTCCAAGTTCATCAACAATTCCTACAAATGGATTGTTTTTGCCAACAACAAATACACTTGGTTTTGCTACAAATTCAGCAGAAGCAATGCGTATTTTTTCTTCTAGTGGCGTTTCCATTGGTAACGCTACAGACCCAGGAGCAACTAATTTATATGTGACTGGTAAAATAGGTGTTGGTGTATCACCTAGTTATAAACTTCATGTACAGCAAAATGCTACTATAAGTACAAGCAGTTTACCATCATCTACATTTTCTCAATTTTTAGATACTTCTGGTAATTCTGCTTCTTCTTCTTTAGGATTTCATGCTACATCTGCTAACGGCTCTCAAACTTATGCAGCTATCACTTGCGCTCCTGGTGGCAATGATTATCGTTCTGCATTAACAGCAACTTATACAGCAGACCAATATGGTGCTGGTTATTTTGCCATTAATAGATATGCTGCAACAGGCTCTACAAGTGAAGTATTGCGTACTGATTTAAATAGCTATTTATTGATTGGATATACTTCTTCTAACGGAGCATATTCACTTCAAGTTAATAGTCAGATTTATGCAACATCCTCAACTATTGCTACTTCTGATAAAAAGTACAAAACAAATGTTCAAAACATAACAAATGCTTTGCCTTTAGTTTGTGCTTTAGAGCCTAAATCTTTTGAATGGGTAACTGGCGAACAAGCTGATGGTATTCCTAATCCTAATTATGGGACAGAAAAAGATATTGTCTATACAACAAAAGTTGTTGACGAAAATGGCAATGATGTTTACTCGGAACACAAAGTTACACCTGATAAAAAATGGTTAAGAGAACCTCATAATTTTCCTTCAGGAACTATGATAGGATTTATTGCTCAAGATGTACAATCTGTTTTACAGCAAACTCCTTATGTAAATAATGTTGTAAAACAAAATACTAGAGAAGCAATATACGATAAAGATGGGAATGAAATAGCTCCTGAATCAACATTTTTAGGTATTGCTGAAGGAAACTTGATTTCTTTATTAACTCAAGCAATAAAAGAATTAAATGATAAATTTGATGCTTATGTAGCATCTCATCCTTAGGAAACAAAATGACAACATTAATCCCAAAATACGACCAAGGTTCTTCAGGGGCTGTCAATAGACCTTTTGATAAAAAATTACAAGAATATATTTCTGTTAAAGACTTTGGTGCAGTTGGCGATGGAACAACTGATGATACTGCTGCTTTTCAAGCATTTGCAACAGCAATCAATGGTACAAATACAGTACCTGGTAAATCAGGATATATTCCTTCAGGAACTTACTTAGTCTCTTCTGGTATCACCTTTCAATACTGTAATGTTTATGGTGATGGTGGTGGTTATTGGGCTAATGCAAGAACTATTATTACAAAAAACAATGCCGATACTAACTCCAACTTTGTAATTCAAATAGATTTTGGTTCATTAACTGGAGTTGCTGTTATTTGTCCTTCTAATCAAGTTTATACACAAATTGCTTATGTCCCTGATGCTTATAGCGTTACAAATGGAATTATTGTAGGCCTAGCAAGTACTGTTTCTGATTGCAAAGCCAATAATTTTGTTACTGGTTTTAATCAAAGCGGTTCCGTATCTACAGTAAATTATTGCAGAGCAACTACTTGTGGTGTTGGTATAAATTGTACTGGTACTGATATTTTTATTGAAGATAACTATATCAATCTTTGTTTTGTTCATGGAATAGCTATTGCAGGAACATTATTTAGATTAAGCAATAATCGTGTTGAATGGTGCGCTCACGAAGGTATTTATGTTTCTTATGGTAATGGCTCTATTGTAGGAAACCAACTTGACCGAAATGGTGCTTCAGGTGTCGCTATCGTAGGTGGAAACTGCTACGACATTAATATTACTGGAAATAATTTTATTCGTAATGGCGCTGGCGGTGATGGCACTTATGGTCGTTGGGGATTTTCAACACCTGCTGGCGGCGCAGCTAGTGGCTATTGGGATACTACTGTAAGCGGTGGATTTAATAGCTCGCATATTTACCTAAATAATCCTAATGGAATAACTATTGTTGGAAATAGTTTTTTCTATTATGGCGACGATGCAAACGCAGGGTCTATTAGCCCAAGATTTAACTACTATGTAACAAACGTTAATAACACTACCATTTTAGGGAATACTGATGCTGTTGGTTACTTTACTAATTATGGTTATTATAGCGGTTCAGGAACACTTCCAGCAGGTAGTGGTTATACCATTGGTAAATCAGGAACAAATTATTTAAACGACCAACTTACTGCTGGCGATAATGCCAATGTTAATAAACTTCTAGGTGAAACTTATTTAAATACTGGTTTTGCAGCTGAATATCCGTCAAGAAATTTATCTACAGGCGCTGTTCAAATAGCTCCTGGATATGTTGGATATGGGTATGGAAGCACACCAGCTTTTACTGCATCTAGAGCAGGTTCTGGAGATGGTGCAGCTTATGTAGGATATACAGGGACAGGAACTGCTGTAAATGCTTATCCTTCTTTTTATATTTCTAACGCTGGAATTTACTATTACGGAGATGGTTCTGTTGCGCCTACTGCTGCTTTTTCGCCTAATGGTAATAGTAATATTATCTTTAATAAAAACTTAGGTTTTAACCCTGATAATTCTGTATCTTTGGGATTGTCTTATGCAAGGTCATCTGTAGTTTATTCAGCTACAGGAGCAATTAATACTTCTGACGGAAATCAAAAAACTGTTATTGGTTCTTTAAATGAAAAAGAACAAGCAGTAGCAAAGGCAATAAAAGGATTGTTTAAAACATTTCAATTTAATGATGCTATTGCTAAAAAAGGAACTTCAGATGCTCGTATTCATGTTGGAGTAATTGCACAAGATGTTAAAGCTTCTTTTGAAGCTCAAGGATTAGATGCAACAAAATATGCTTTATTTTGCTCAGATACTTGGTATGAAGGCCAAGTAGAGAAAACAGATGCCGATGGCAAAACATATTCTGAAAAAGATATATCTGAAATTCCTAAAAAAGGTTATATAGAAAAGACTCAATTAGGCATAAGATATGAAGAATTATTGGCTTTTGTTATTTCATCACTATAAAAAATATGCAAACATTTATTTTGGAATATAAATGATGAACTATAAATGGTCAATTCTTGATTTATCAGCTAAAGATGGCTTGATTACTCATGCCAAATATAAAGTTGAGCTTTCTGATAAAGATCAAACTGTAGAAACTGAAGGCAACTGGTGGTTTTCTAATCCAGTTGCTAAAGTTCCTTTTGAGCAAATTACAGAAGAAATGGTAGTTTCTTGGATTGAACAAGAAACTATGAAAGATGGCATAAACCTTATAAAATCTAGGTTAGAAGAACAGTTAAATTTGCTAAATAAGCAAGAAACTGTTGTTGCGCCTTGGTTGCCACAAGTATTTACGCCAAACAATTAGGAGCTTATATGGCAGTTAATCTTTCCCCAATAGGGGGTGCAGGATGGCAATTTTTTAATAATGATGGCGTTCCTTTGTCAGGTGGCCTTATTTATACTTATTTAGCAGGAACTTCAACTCCACAAGCCACTTATACATCTGCATCTGGATCAATTCAAAATTCTAATCCTATTGTATTAGATTCTGCTGGCAGACCTCCAAGCGAAATTTGGTTATCAGGTGGTATTTCATATAAATTTATATTACAAACTTCTGCATTTGTTCAAATTTGGAGCATGGATAATCTTCAAGGATTGGCTACTGCTGGTCAAGAAGGTTATATAACTGCAACTCAAGGTCAAACTGTTTGCACAGTTCCATTTAATTATTTAGTTGGATCAAATTCTTTGTATGTTTTTGTAAATGGATCAAAACAAATAAATACATTAAATTACAATGAAACAAATACATCAACTATTACTTTTATTGATGGTTTAAATGTTGGAGATATTGTGGAGTTTGTTCAATGACAAAGCCTATTGATATTATCAGCAGAGCATTAAAAGACATTGGCGCATTAGAAGCTGGTGAAGTTCCAACGGCTGATGCAGCTCAAGATGCTTTTGATATGCTAAATGACCTGATTGATCAATGGTCAAACGAAGATATGATGGTGTTTAACACCACAGAAATCATATTTCCATTAATTAGCGGTCAGGTTCAATACACTATTGGCCCTACTCCATCTACAGCAAATTATATTGGGGCTTCTTTTACAGGCTCTATTGCTGGAGATATTTTGACTGTAACTGGTCTAACAAGTGGCGCAGTTGCTCAAGGTCAAACTTTAAAAGGCACAGGAATATTGCCTGGCACTAAAATTGTTGAGTTTTTAACTGGTGCTGGCGGTCAAGTCAATGAAACTGGAACTTACAAGCTAAATATTGTTTATCCAACTCCAGTAGCATCTCAGCTTATTACTGCTTACTATCAAAAGCCATTGTTTATTGATCAGGCTTATGTGCGAATTAATACCAATTCCAATGGTGAGCCTATTCAAAATGGTGGATTGGATTATCAAGTAGCTGTATTGTCTTTGGATAATTACAATCAAATTGGCTTAAAGACTTTAAACGGCCCTTGGCCTAAAGCCCTTTATTACAATCCAAATGCTGAGTCTGGAAACCTATTCGTATGGCCTAATCCAGCTCAAGGTGAGATGCATATGTTCTCATCTACCATTTTTAGCAACTATGAAACATTGTATGATGATATTGTGCTTCCACAAGGCTATTCAATGGCTCTCAGATGGAATTTGGCAGAACGATTGATGCCGATGTATGGCAAAGCTTCTGCAACGCAAATTGGCATGATTAATGCCTATGCAGCTCAATCCAAATCCACTATTAAACGCAACAATATGAGGCCTATTGCTGCTGCTGGTTATCCAGACTCTATGCTTGTTGGCAGAGCAAAAGACGCAGGGTGGATACTCAGTGGGGGTTTCTTTAGGTAGAGGGTTTGTCCGCTAGTGTGATATAATAAAGATTCTTATAAAGGAGTCTTATCATGAAAACACTAGCAGAA